CGTTGAACCTGTTTGGTAAACGCTTCCCTGCCCGTTTGCCATTGCCCACTCTGCGTGCGTATGGTAATGACCAATATAAACGTCGCGGAACTCCCACGGATATGCTCCACTTCTCCACCGGTTCGCGTGTTGAACTATCGCACCCGGAGAAGCAAAGCCATTACGCCCTACTTCGTCGCCGTGGATAAGCAACGCTCGGTAGTTACCAATCTCTACGCGCTGGATATCTTCCGGACACTCCTGCCACGTTAAACGCTTTTCTCCGGCAAGTAATTGACGAGCCAATTCGTAGCACATCCGGTCGAAGTTATCACTACGAGGAACGTTATCCCTTTTAGATCCAATTCTTCCGTGATTACCCCACTCAGGTACGACAGTTACTCTTGAATAGTTAGCGAGTGCAAAGCGAACTACATCAACGCAAAGACGGCTTACATTAACATACTGTTCAAAAAGGGTCGAGTCGATTTCGAAGGCTTGGCTAGGGAAGTTAAATAAACCTTCCACCATATCGCCACCGAACATAATAACGCACTCATTAACAGGATGGTCGGCTCGCATAATGTCAGTAATAGCAACTGCTTTTTGAGCAAACGATAAAACTCTTTCGCGCATTACTTCAGAATTGTACGAAGTAGTTTTTTTAGCACCTTGCCAGTCGGACATATGCCAAAGAGCGACCTCTGCTTTTTTCTTACCCTTTTCTAGTTTTCTCTCTGCGACAGGCTGAATCGCACCCAATCCCAGAACGGCATCGTGCGCGGACTGTTGAGTGGCTTCGACAAGTTCGTCAGTTCGTTGCTTTGCTTGAGTGAGTTGTTTCTGAACGCGCATAAGTGCTTTACGAAGTTCAATAACATCATCCGACTCGATTCCTTCCGGTAATGCTCCTAGACGATCCTCTAATCCCATCAGAAACCCGCAATCGTTTTGCCGTGTTGTGTATAGCCCTCTTTATCGAGCCACGAATCCTCTTTATAAGGGTTATAAAAAAGACGAACAGTTTTAAGCGCATCCATCATTAGAGCAACCTGATACGCAGGGATATCGTCTTCGAGTTTTAAGAAGCCAGCCCACACGCGACCAATAGCGATGAACTCTGTTTCTGCATCTCCGTATTCGCCTAATCTTTCGGCGAGGATTTCTTCTACTCTTCTGTTGGGCATTTACATTTTCCGTATCTGTGATTTGAAAAAGTTGCCTCTGCAATTTGATAACCCTCAGCCCTGAGAGCGGCGGTAAGAGTGCTAGTCGGCAATCCTTTGGCGATAGAACTTAGCAAAACTTTTCTATCGGATTCCTCTAGCATTTCAATGATTATTTGTAACGTACATTTACTTTCGGACTTGCGTAGATGCTTTTCAATAGATTCGGCTAGTGCCATTTACTTGCCTTCCCTTCTCTTGGCGAGAAGTCTAGCGAGAAAACTCCAGAGAAGCGAATAGAGATGGAAAAAGAAAAGAGCCGCGGCGAGTGATTTTTAGGATCACAGGCGGCGACTCTTTTCGGGCTATTTATTCTTTATTAAGTTGTATCCCCCAGTTGGCGACATTTACCGCCAAAAAAAACCTATCACACGAAAGGCGATTAAGCCTTCTTCTTGGTAGTCTTTTTGCCCTCAGAGATTACTGCATCAACGATAGGGGCAACCAGTTCAGCCGGCGCTCCTGTTTCCTTAGAGATGGCATTTACGAGTGACTTAGGATTAACCTTTGCCAATACAGGTACGAGCAGACCACCCACCAAGCCACCGATAACGATTTCCTTAACAGTATGAACCTTGCCCGGGAAAGAGTAAGTCGCATAACCAGCCGCGAGAACTCCATAACCATAATGCTCGATAAGAGCCTTCTGCTTTGCCGAGATCTTAATTTTCATTTTGAACCTTTCCGATTAGATTGCGAACGTACTTCTCTGCTTCAAAATCACTTGCGCTTGCGTGGTGAATCCCACCCACTCCACGATGGTGTTTCTCGCAAAGCCACATAAGGTTAGCACCGGACTCGACCCACGCGCCTACTTCTTCGGGGTTACTTACGCCCGGGTAATCTACTTCGAGCCACTTCAGATTGACCCCATTTTGAAGGCTGAACTCAATATGAGCGTGATGTAATTCCAGTCCGCCCCCACAGTCGGTAAAGTCGTTTCTGTGCTCCCCTATCGAGCACTTGGCGGCATCTTTAGTGGCTTTGCGGTACGCATTAAAATCTTTGTAGTGGGGATCTTTTTCTCTCGGGGTGTGTTCTGGGAAATAGACCACATAACGATTTGTAGTAACCTGATTATGAGCATCGGTCACTTTAGAGCCTTGAGAAAGTTCTCGATAGGAAAGTTTTTGCCGGGGTCAGTATGTCCGCCTACGATTTTCTTAGCCGTAGTAATGTCCCCGTGATAGCAATAACCTTTTGACTTGCCATCAACGATTTGTTCGGCAGTCAGATGAACGGCAGGGATTCCATACTTAAGCCCGAGAGCCTTAGAAAGTTCTACCAATTTACCTAACTCAGCCATTGAGTAAGCATCACTCCACTGAGCCGCGCTCTGAGAAGCACTACCAGCCAGTTCGATAGAAATACTTTGCTGATTAAGGGGAAAGTCATCAACTGCCCACGCCGTATCGGTATCTTTAACGCTCTGAATAATGTCCTTATCATCCACACAATAATGAGCCGAGGCTACCGGAGCAGTAGATCCAGCGAACCAGTTAGCCACCTGCTTTGCCCGACCTTCAGTTTCCGGCGTTTCCATCGTGTGAATTACGATAATGCGAGGGGTTTTACCCCCACGACCAGCCGTAAAGTTTTTAGCCTGAATTAACGGGTAAGTCATTTATCTAATTCCAGTTTAGTTTTGATTATGGCTTGATTTATCTTCAACTCTTGAAGAGCCTCATCCTGCCGGTTCATTTGGTCCTTCATAGAGCCACCGCCATTTTCGTAAAGTTGATACTCAATCTTGTCGAGTCGCTTATCTATCTTCTTAAACATACGACTTAACCAAAATAAAGGTGCGCCGATAATTACCGCACTTTCTAAGAAAGCCCAGATTGTCTGAGTAATGGTGTTAGTGTTGTTCCAGAAAGTCATTTGCGCCCTTTCGGGTTATGTCTAGACGGCGGTTACGGTTCTAATTGTACCTGTCGAATCTACATATTTCAGAGTATTGGAAGTAGAGTTAATCCACATATCCCCATTACGACGATTCGTAGGATCAGTAGTAACAATAGGAACTGTAAATCTTTGAGCCGTTTCTAGTTTTCTCATCCGAGAATAAATATCGTCAAAAATATCTTTTAAGTTAGGCGGAAAATTAACGTAACCCATAGTGACCCCTAATTAGATGTATTCGTGAGAGTAATAGTTACAATTTCAGCGGAGTTACTTTCTCCAACAGATACATTGTAGGCAACAATTCGAAAGACGGTATCTAGTTGAGTTGGGAACCTATCGTCGAGGATTCTTACTCGAGCATCGTCTCCAATTTCATACGACCCGAAGATAGGATCTACATAAGTTGAGATAGCGACCTTTAGAGTAATAGGCGGATAAGAAGTTACTGCTACTTGACCATTAGCGAGGTTAGTTAAAAGAGTTGAATCTGCTACGTCCGAATAATTAGCCTGATCTTCCAGCAATGGCCACCCTGCCGCAATTTTCGTGCCATCTATTGCCGTAGATAATAATTTACCCGGGTTAGAACCAGCCCCGAGAGCGTAAAGAGTATTAACGGCGATAGATCCATCTTCAGGGTACGAGTACTCAATCATATTTGCCGGAAGTTCAAGAACCGGAATTGTGCTATCCGTTGAAGAATAGACTCGCCCATAACGAGGGTAACCAAGCCGAAGCAATTTAGCAGGGTTTCCATTAGAGTCGTAATAGACATAAACGTTGAAGTCGAATCCATTAGTAGAACGAGATAGATCTTGAATAAACGAGAATACGGTTTTGTACTCATATCCATAAATTGTGCGGCTAATCAGCACTCCGGAAGTTTCCGTACCGACAGTAATACCGATGTTGCCATTAGCGGCACTCTGGGCAGTATTAACCACAGACTGAACGGCAGTTAATTGGTCGGTATTAGTAAAGACGGCATCCGAGGTAATTCTTCTACGCTCAAAATAAGATTCGAACTCTCTTGCCGTAATCTTTACGGTTTGATTAGCCGAGGTATATTCACGATTCCAAATTATTCCGCCCCATACTAAAACGCCATCTCTATCAACATATAGAGCAGTGCGAGCGGGAATAGTTCCGTTATTTACATTTAGGTTAGCCGTGTTAATACCGGAGAGCAGTAACTCACCTGTAAAAGTTCCGGCAGTATTTAATTGCTGAGTAAAATTAACGTTAGTTAAAGGCAGTTCGGCAAGTATTGAGTTTGTTAAAAGGTCAGCAAAGAGATAACGATAGTTTGCCATTTGCTAACCTTTCTACTACTTGTCTGTTGCGTTAATAAATACGTCTTTTGTTTTGTCATAGATCATACCGATACCGGCATACTGTCCGCGAAAGTTATTGTTATACGAGGTTTGCTTCCACTCAGTATTGTCGCCGAAGAGCGATTTACAGAAAGCGACTCCAATATCCTCAGACTTGGGGAACTCTTTATCTCCGAGCACCTCGTTATTAACGACGATAACTTCCGTAACGATACCGTTTTCAATCTTTGCAAAGTGTGCCATTGAATTACCCAATCACTATTACGACATAACCTGAACCGCCAGTACCGCCAACGTAACCGGCAGTAGTTCCATTTGCCCCACCGCCACCAGATCCCGTATTTGCCGTAGCGTTTCCACCAGCACCAGTCGCGCTCGCACCTGCACCTGCACCAGTTCCACCAATCGCGCCGCCGGTAGTAGTTCCAGCACCGCCACCGCCAGCCGCATAAACAACAGCCGCACCGGTAATGGAGTTAGTTGTACCTGCCCCACCAGTTCCACCAGTAGCACCAGCAACGCCCTGACCGGCTCCAGTTGAACCGCCACCGCCACCGCCGGAGTTATTTAGGGTACTTGTTCCCCCGATATTTCCTTGAAGAGTTCCGAAAAGAGTTGCGAGAGTAGAGCCAC